GATGGTGAGGTTCTCGCTCAAGCTCGGATGCAGCCCGAACCATGGGAACACCACGATCTGCGTCGCCACCGCCAGCCCGTAGCCCACAGCCACATTGGTAATGGCCTCGATCAGCGACATGCGGCGCGACTGGGTCATATTACCGGTCCCAGAATCTGAAATTTCTCTCGGATGACCTTGGCGGTCTCGGTCGCCTGCAATTCATTGAACACGCGCGCTGCAATGCGGCCCACATTCACGATGATGCAGGCGTTCTCGTTTGGCGGGATCAGCAGCTCCTCGTATTCGGTATGGCGCAGGAACTCACACGGGGCCTCAAAGGTGAGGTGGTCGTCACTCGGGCGGATCAGCCAAAGCACGCCGGCGCAATCATCCGGCGCGTCGATCCGACCCTGCAGAAAAGGTGACAGGTGTTCTTGCACCAGCCCGAATGCGACAGACGGACCAAAGCCGAGCTTGCGCAGGTCCTGTGCCGCCGCAACCGCCACAACATCTCTCCAGCTATACCAGCGCGCCTTTCCGGGCTTTGGCGTGTCTTCCGGCCGAAAGTCGTTCCGGGATATGGCTTGGTTCAGGTCCGCGCGTGTGATCGGAATGATCCGTATGAGGTCGGCGTTTCGCCAGATTGGGACGTCGATAATCATTTCTGTCGTGTCTCCCTGCCAATGGTGGTCTCGTTACGATTTTCCAGCTGTGCCTTTCGCCCCGTCGCCATCTCCCACCGCCGCACTGCGACGTCGCAATAAACTGGGTCCAGTTCCATCGCGAAGCAGCGCCGCCCAGCGCGTTCGGCGGCGACGATCTGGGTGCCGGAGCCGCAGAACGGTTCATAGATCAGGTCGCCCGGATTGCTGAACGCCGTCAGCACCGCCTCGACCAGTGCAACCGGGAACACGGCCGGGTGCGATCCTGCCGCGCCCAGACCGCCCTTGTGGCGCATGATGCGGAACACGCTATCAGGGATTCGATGGCTCTGGATCGCATTTCCTGTTCCGGTCTTGGCGTGGACGGTGCCGTCGGCCCCGCGCAGCCCACCGCCGCCCAAAGTTTCGCCTGCGTGCTTCGATGGGACTGTCTTGTGCGGTTTGCGCGGGCTGCGGTTGAAGTGGAAAATGAACTCGTGCGACGGGGCCAGGCGGCCGTTCCAGTCGCCCGGCAGGCCCGGGCCCTGATCCCAGACATACCAACCAAACCGCCGCCAGCCAGAGGTGCGCATCCATTCCACCCATCCTTCCCAATAGGGCTGCCATTCGCTGTCGCGGTGCACGAGGCCGAGGTTGACCAAGACCTGCGCGTCGGCGGTGACCGGGGCGGCGGCGAACACGCCTTGCATCAGCGCATCCCAATCGCCGACCTTCTCCTTCGCCGCGCCGTAGTCGCGCTGTTGGGCATAGGGTGGCGAGGTGAACATCAGCGTCGCCGTCTCGTTCTGCATCAGCTTGGCGACAGCGGTGGGGTCTGTCTCATCGCCACAGCAGAGCCGGTGCCTGCCCAGCGCCCAGATGTCGCCGGGGCGGGTGATCGGATCGGTCGGCGGGTCTGGAATGGCATCCGTCGCGTCGTCGGAAATCTCCGGTCGGTCGTCGGCGTCTGCCAGCAAGGCGTCCAGTTCATCTTCGGGGATCCCGATCAACCCGAGGTCGAAATCCTCCGCCAGCAGCGCCTGCAATTCCTGCAAGAGCAGGCCGTCGTCCCAGCCACCCAGCTCCGTCAATTTATTGTCGGCGATCCGGTAAGCCCGGCGCTGCGCTTCGGTCAGATGGCCCAGAATAATGACCGGGGCCTCCGTCAGCCCAAGATGGGCCGCCGCCAGGATACGGCCATGGCCAGCAATCAGCTCGCCATCGGCGGCAACCAACACCGGGACGGTCCAGCCGAACTCAGCCATGCTGGCGGCGATCTTGGCGACCTGATCGGCATCGTGGGTCTTGGCATTGCGGGCGTAGGGCTTCAGACGGGCGAGTGGCCAGTGCTCGATCCGACCCGGCAGCAAGGGCGCATTCATTCCGCCAGCCTCTTCGCTTTCAGTTCGGCGAAGGTTTCGCCCGTCCCGGCGAGGACTGCATTGGCGCCGGTGAATTGCTGCCAGCGCTCGATTGCGACATCGACGTAAACCGGGTTCAATTCGATCCCGAAGCAGACCCGGCCTGTGGTTTCCGCCGCGATCAGCGTGGTGCCCGATCCCATGAACGGTTCAAACACCGGCTGGCCGGGGCTGGAGTTGTTCAGGATCGGACGCCGCATGCATTCGACCGGCTTCTGGGTGCCGTGCACGGTGGCCGCGTCCTGGTCCTTGCCGGAGATATGCCACAGCGTTGTCTGCTTGCGGTCGCCCGCCCAATGGCCCTTGCCGGTTTTCTTCACGGCATACCAGCAAGGTTCATGCTGCCAGTGATAGTCGCCGCGGCTGAGCACCAGCCGATCCTTCGCCCAGATGATCTGCGACCGCACCTTGAATCCGGCCGCCATCAAGCTTGTCAGCCACCGTCGCCGCATGCAGCGCGCCGTGCCAAACGTAGGCGACATCGCCGGGGAACAGCGCCCACGCTTCGCGCCAGTCGGCGCGATCATCGTTCAGCACCTTGCCGGTGCGCTTGGTCTTGGCAGCACCCGCCTGGTTGCGCCAGCTTGGGTCATACTCCACGCCATAGGGCGGGTCCGTCACCATCAACAGCGGGCGCACATCGCCGAGCAGCTGCCCGACCACATCAGCTGATGTGCTGTCGCCGCAGATCAGCCGGTGCGATCCAAGCTGCCAAAGGTCTCCAGCCATCGACACCGGCGAGACTGGCGGTTCTGGAATGTCGTCTTCGCCGTCGACAGCACCGCCTTCCAGCTGATCCGGATCACGCAGCAGAGCATCCAGATCCTCGTCGGTGATCCCGAGCAGCGACAGGTCGAAATCCTCTGCCAACAGCCCCGCGATCTCGTCGCGTAGTATGGCCTCGTCCCATTCGCCCAGCTCGGTTAACTTATTGTCGGCGATGCGGTAGGCGCGGCGTTCGGCCTCGTCGAGATGGCTGAGCCGGATCACGGGCACGTCTTTCAGGCCCAGCATCATAGCCGCCAGCACCCGGCCATGCCCTGCGATCAGCTCGCCGTCGTCGGCCACCATGCAGGGCACGGTCCAGCCGAACTTCGCCATGCTGGCAGCGATCTTGGCCACCTGGTCGGTGCCGTGGATCTTGGCGTTGCGGACGTAGGGGCGCAGCCGGTCAATCGGCCAGGTCTCGATCTGGCTCGGCGCAAAGACCAGGTCCATGGGTGGCTCTCTCGGGCAGGCGGACATGCCGATGCGCGCGGGCAGCATGGCCAGCGACAGGATCGGGGTCCGCGATGTGGGGGAAACGAAAATGCCCGCGAGGGGATACCTGCGGGCGCTCTACGTCGATGGTCAAGGTATGAGTCAAGGGGGGCAGGTCTGTCAATCCGAAAACGGACGTGGATTCAATGCCTTCACCACGGGGTGGCTTCCGAAGGTTGGCTTGTGGTCGAAGTGGCTTCCCTGGCTTCCTCTGGGTGGATTCTTGACAAAAACAGTAAAATCCACCCTGACAAGCATCGCCATGGAGGGATCGGCCCCGTCGATCTTGCCGTCGGCGCGGATCGTCTCGATACGGTCCAGATTGTTGCCATAGGTGATCTGGGTTGAGACCACATTCCCCAACGCTACCCCGTCGCGCGTGACTGAGCCGTTGAAGTGGCCAAACCGCTGCAGCGCGATCTCGGTCGGTGTGCCCGCGCCGGTGGTGGTCGCCGGGGTCTCGCCCTGAGCAATAAGGCTGACGGAGGCGGTCAGCAGGCCGGAGCGTGTCATCTGCCAGGACAGCTGATCCACCACGCAGCCCGCGTACATCGCGAAGCGCGGCACTTCTGGCATGCCAATCTCGATGGCGAGGCTTGGAAGGGTCCAGCTGCCCGAGCGGAACTCGTGGCTGTAGGGAGCCTCCGCGCCGGTCGTGGTCGGATCGCCAAAGGTGGCCTTCAGCCAGTACCCAAAGCCGATCGCATCAATTGGGACCACCACGTCGCCATCGCTGGTCAGCGCGTCCTTGATCGGCGCCAGCGGATCCCGGCCATAGCCGAGCAGCTCGGACTCGAGCAGTGGTTGCTCTGCGCCAAGCGTCGAGCTGGCGAAAGGCATCTTGACGTAACCGGTCTCGGGCGGCGTGCCGTAAACGGATTCAAACGCGAGCGCCATCTGCGCCCGCGCCCCTTGGGCTCGTGCCATTGTATTCTCCTCAAACTATGCGGTGGGTCAGGCTTGCTGTTTCGGTCGATTGGTCAGCCCAGTTGTTCAGGCCAGCGGGTCTGACGTTGAATAATGCAGGACCACCGGGATCACCGCCGCCTTCAGACTGGCCGCACCCTCGACGGGCAGATCCACGGGCTGCGGCGCTTCGGCCTCGACCCAGTCACACCGCCCACCGAGCGTGCGGTCTGCACGGATAACAGCGCCGATCTGCGCGCAAAGATGCGCGAATGCCGTGTCACGGTCGTTGCCTTGCACGACAGCCTCAATCTCGGCGCGGTGCTGGTAATGGTAGGTGAGCGGCGAAAGTGTCGCCGCAGGATCGCCGGGGTCGCCATCGCGCAGGATCATCAACCCCGCAGGGGAGATGCGCTCCGGCAGGACCTCGCCGCGCAGGACCGGCACATGAGGCACTGTGCGCAACAGGTCCGCCAGAGCG